CTCATATGAACAACTCCTCGTACAAATCAAAGACCTCATTAGTTTCAGAACGAGCTTCATCTAGATTTCGTTTATGATAGATGTTGGCAATCTTACGAAAGTGTTTCTTATCAATCTCGTACTTTTCAGCAGTAACGTCGACGATATCTTTCATCAACTCACGTTCCGCTTCGATACGTAACATGCTATCGGACATTTCTCTTACCGCCGCAGCGACTTTATCTTTATCTGCTAAAATCATTATAGTATAATCCCACTAGTTGCTCGTGTATATTCCTTAGAAAAGTCTTGGTTTGTTTCAGTAACAAACACATACTGTTGGAATGCCACAGACTTAGTGTCTTCATCACTAGTCATACAAATACCACGGGCAAAACCAACACCCTGATCACCATGAATTAACATACGTGGGTCTTTTAGTGTTACCACTCCATTGGAGTTCATAGATTCAAACTTACCTACATATTCGCCACTTACCGTGACTACTGTTACCACATCATTTAATTTCATTCTTCACTCTCAATTTCATCAATTAACATATCACGCATCGCTCTCGCTTGCGCATCTTCAGGGTTATTCACACTACCACCATTAACAAACTTATATGCTAGTGTAATGCGTTGACATCCTGCGTAAGCAGCGTGCCAACAGTGTAAATCTTCTTCTTCTCCAGAACCAAAATAATAGTGTCTAGCTTGCCATCCAGGCACATCTTGGATACGAACTATTTCGTCAGTCTTCTTATCATAGTACTCAAAGTAACCATCACCAGTCTCAGACCAAGTGAATAGTATTTGATAAGCGTTCGCATCATAGTTAGTATGCCATCCGACAAAACCGCCTGGCGGGTAATAGGAGAGTAATGCGGACGTGTGTGCTCCAATCTCCGCAGCGAAGTCATACTTGACCTTCTGCATAAAGTCTCCCCACATTTCCTTATCTTCACGTACCATCTTAGAGATAGGTTGCGCAAAGTAACGGTCGGGTGGGCCTACTAACTCAGGGTATCTAGATAGACAATCATCAAGATACTCACGAGACGTATAGTAAATACCTTTGTTGATATCTTCAACTTCGTGGTATGTCCAATACTTCTCATTATTGTAAGAAGGTTTTGATAACATCTCTTGCGAGAAACCATCGAGAACCTTTAACAACTCTTTATTCCTAATAACAACTTCGCTCATAAATCACTTCTTGTTTAACGTAAAACTTCCATCGATTAATTGTTTCCATTGTAACACATCGCCCACCTTCAAGTCAAGGGCTTCCATGAGTTCATCAGAGAATTCTATAGCAAGCTCTCCATCTTCCACTTCAACTATAGGGCAGGTGAATATATTTTTATCTTCCGCGTCGCTCATTTTCAAATCGTTCATTGGCTGTTTTAATATCCTCGTCAGTTAACACATCATAGTTCGTTAAGTAATTTATAGTGTTGGCAATACCGCTCGCTAATCCAGACCGTCTACCTATCCTATAGGCAATAGCAATAACTGCCAACGCAATTACGGTGTGTAGTATTGGATCCATTATAGGATTCCTTATAGTTTGAAGTCAGAAAAATTAGATCTCTCCGTTAACAGTCTCTGGCCAGATGCGCTATTATCGAACGCTGGGCCATTGTCCTCTTCTTTATTTAGAGGCGAATCATTCTGGTCAACATCATACAATCGCATCTTACTTCTATCTACACCGATAACGAATCTCTGGTTCGCACCAAGGTCGTTATATCGGTTCTTTAACTGTTTCACTAATATCTGATTTGACGCTTTAAGTTCGTCATTCACTATGAGCGCAAACATAAGGTCTGCGGTCGCAGGCAATCCAAAAGACTCAGACGTATCTTCCAATCCGACATCATCATTATTGTAACCACCACGAGTAGTTTGTGTCGCCGACACGACAGGCACGTCAAACTCGACAGCAAGTCCACGTAACTCTTCAGCAATTGACTTGATGTAACTATAAGAGTTGATTGACCCACCCATACCCTTCATACGCGCACTTGAACAAATGTTCAGATAGTCAATGAAAATAATATCAGGTATCATATTACGTTTAAGTTTTAGCTCATTCAGTAACGCACGGAAGTGATTAGCATGAGCGGAACCAGTTGGATACTCTTTAATGATTAACTTACCATTAGTCTTAGTAGCAATATTCTGAACCTTCTTAGTAAATGAATCTTTACTGAGATGTTCTAATTGATCAATAGGGACATTCAGTAAGTTCGCATCAATACGTTCTGCGATACGTTCTTCGGACATCTCCATAGTGATGTATAGGACGTTCTTACCCTGAGACAGAGCAGAAGCTGCCATATGGCACATGAACAGAGACTTACCAACACCAGTACCCGCAAGAGCGATGTTCAATGTCTTCTTAGGTAGACCGCCTTTAGTAATACGATTGAAATAGTCTAAATCAAATTCTAGACGTTCTTCTTCCAAGTGGTAGAAATCAAAACGTTCATCAGCGTTATCAATATAGTCGTGACCAATGTTAGTATCGAACGATACGGACAGGGCTTTAGACAGTACATCAGGAATAGCATTCTTACCCAACTCAGCGTGTTTGCCGTCGATGATAGAGATAGACTCCATGACAGCATTAAACACCGCACGGTCTTGACACCACTTCTCAGTGCGCTCAAGTAACCACTCTAAGTTTTCCTCAGAGTAATTGAAGATGTCCGGAAGGATATCCATAGCATGACGGTACTGCTCGTCAGTGAGACGGTCAGTACTGTCCAGTTCAATCTTGAAAGCTTCCTTAGATGGAAGACGATTGAACTTAGCAATAAACTTAGTAAACTCTTTGAAGAGTGCCTGATAGACACCCTCAAAGTAGTCAGGATTTATAAACGCTGCGACCTTACGTGTGTAAGGATCATTAGTCAATAGATTCCGTAGAATTGTCTGCTGTAGATTGATTTCCGTCACTTGCTGCTCCAATTGAACCATCTTTAATTGCTAGTTCTATTACATCAATTAATATATCTGTGCAAAACTGCTGCAACTCTTCATTTACGAGATTGACCGTCTCAGGATAGCGTGTGGAGACGACATCAAAATTAAACTTTAATTGAGTCTCTTCACCTTCACCATCAAGTTGTACATTTTTATAACGGATTCTACTCCCATCAAATGGAGCACGTAGAATCATTACTTCCCACGTTTGACTATCGTCCTGCGCGTACGCAGGCACTAATTCGTAATCAACACCTTGACTAGGTTTATCTAAATCTAACGCTCTCATTCAATTATCTCCTTTAACGCATCAAGTGTATCTAAGTTGATGGGGCTATTATACCCTATTTGATAGGTCTTGGCAAGGAATTCTTTGAAATCACTTTCAGAAAAGATAGGTTCCCAGAATTCTTCGGTTAGAGTGTCCTTGGTACGAAACTTCTTATCTTCTGCTTCGGTGCCATGACAACGCGAATACCAACCATTACTTGGTTTGATAACATATCCACCAGCCAAGGCAACCTCGAGCAGACCAGACCACTTCTGTACACCACCTTCCCAAGATACGCCAATCGGAATCTTCGACTGTTCTTTCACATATCGAGACTTCTCAACCTTGATGATGAAGTTGTAACCAGTGATTTCCATGCCAGTCTTTTCTTGTTGACGGCCAATAATCCAAATGTTATCAGCTGAGTAATAGATGCCAGTGCCGCCACTAACCACATCTTTCGGAAACAAACCAATCTCTTTATAAGTGTGATTGATTGCCAACATTGGAATGTTCTTCATCGCAAGATACGGAGTACACATTCTGAACAGACCCTTCAGTGCCTTCGCACGTGACATGTCCGCAACACCTTTCTCGCTCAAGGCATCGTCCAGTTCTTTCTTAGACGCAAGGTTACCAATAGAGTCAATGACAATGATTACATCGTCGTCACGGTCTAGTTCTTCAAGCTGACTAATCAAGTCAAACTTCAAGTCTTCGACGTGTTTGATAGGCGTGTGTAACACACGAGAGGTATCAATACCAAACTGCTCGAAGTATGATTGAGGCGATCCAAACTCTGAATCATAGAACAACATAACCGCATCTTTCTTCGCTTTCAGGTAAGCACCTGCCATCAACAATGCGAATGAAGTCTTAAAGTGTTTAGACGGGCCTGCCAGAACCGTAAGGCCTGGAGCAATACCACCATCTACTGAACCAGACAACGCGACGTTCACCATAGGAACGTCGGTCGCAACCATATCTTTTGCCGTAAAGAATTTACTCGTACTGAGAACTTCAGTCTCTTTAATCTTAGAGTTCTTCG